CTAGTTCATTTTCTGTCATCCACTGCTCAACAACATAGTTGAGATAATCATCTAATTTCTCAGAAAGATCTGTTGAAATACTTTCAATGTTTTCTGCTAGAATACTTTCGTATTGCTCAAGAAGATAAGACTCAATGTGATTAACTCTCTCGCTAATGGCTGCTTCAAAAATGGTAAATGCTTTTAATTGAAAGTCTTCTGATAAATCTTCACCATCAAACAATGCTTCCATGTGTTCCATTCTTTCTTCTGGAGTTCCACTTGGGACAGGGAGTTCAATTGATTCAGGACCACGAACTTTACCGGCGATAGACGCCTTGTTCGCTTTGTCCTTACCCTCTGTGCCTTGATCGGTATCAATCTTAGCATGTCCACCTTCTGCATCCTGATACAGATTTGGATCTTCTTCTGATGTGGTGTCAAGAGTTGGTGTTTCTGGACCAGCCTCATTTAACTCATTATAGTTGTTGTCGTATTCGGACATTCCTGAACTCCTTAATTGATCTTGGATTCATATACCTAATATTTATAAAATTAAATTTTTGAAAGGAAATCTTTGAACGCAAAGAGTGTCTTTTCCTCTAATTCTCTTTTTGATGCTTTTTGGATCATTTGATGATACTCATCAATTTGTCTTTCTTTGATAACACCATTATCCCAAACCCATTCTTTCCCTTCCATAATACCATTTACAAAGGCACTTGGAGCAGATGGATCAGCAACAATGTCTACAGCGGAAAGCATGAAGTCATCCTTCACATACTTCACGCCATTTTTCTCTTCCAAAGAACCCATACCGCGAGAAGAAACACCAAGTTGTGCGCCTTCGTTTACGAGATTCTTTGCAATATTCCCCATAGGTGTGTCTAGTAGTTTTGCTTTACCCATCACATTGTTCCCATCAAATTTAAGATCCTTGATCATATGAGAAACACGATCAAGGTTAACTGTAGGACCTTGTGGGTGGTTTAGTTCACCTAAAGCACGATTCTTACCGACAAAAGATTGATTATATCTTTTAACTTCCTTCTCTAAAATAGGAAGTTTATAAATTCTACCATTTCGGTTCTTCTGCTCCGCCTGCATAAAGATACCCTGAATGAAATGGTTTTTCTTTCCAGTCTGAGTATCTTCCTCAACCAGATAATGAACATCTTCTATCATTTCTGTGATTAATTTCATGAGTTTGATTTCCCTTTAACTGCCTGTGTTACTACTTTTCTTCTATTCTTTAGATAAGAATCGGATGAATCTACATCTCCATCATTATCAATATCATCATCCTCTTCACCAACTGGATCTAATTTCTTCTTCTCACTAAGAGAAAAGGAACCAACATAATCAGAATAAACATCAGAAGATATATTATTCTTAATATCATCTAAAGCCTCTTTCATTTTGCTATACAAAGCATTTTCTGTCTTTGTTTTTGCTTCAGATAGGTTTCCTAACAATAAATCATCAATTATATTTTTTGTTGACATGTTTCATTCCTCTTCGTTGGTATCCTGATTTTCACAGAAATTAAGAATCCTAATATAGTCTTCGTCTGAATTTTCCATAAGGCTTCTCATTTTTTGCTGATTAGTCTTATTTAAACTGTCGTGTACGTTGACTATTGATTCTGCATTCTCTGGTGTAATATGTATATTTGAGCCGTTTTTGGTTTCAAATATTACCACATCATCGGTATTTAAAACTTCTTGTATTGCTTTGATAATGGTCATTTTTTTATCCTTTTTTGACTGCTTTCATTTCTTTTGCGAGCATTTGAATCATTTGATTCATTTCTTTATCTTTAACACCAGAGACATCCACCACCTTACCCCTAATCTTAAAATTTCTTTTAGTCAATCCGGCGTTTGATGCAGAAGTAATAAATTTTTTAGCGTCTGATGTAGACTTAAACGTATACATTTCTTCTTGTAGAGTTTCATCTGATCCTAGTATATCTTTAGAAATTTCTGTAGTTTTTTCTGTGAACTTGGATGCAATTCTATCTTTCATTTCAGATGAAAACGAAGATGAAAAATCTTCTTTGTCTCCGTTGATAATGGAAGCAAGCATTTTATCGATATTTTGATTATCCATTAGTAATCTTCTCCTTCTGGTTCTTCGTCTTCACCTTTTGCTTTTATTTCAGAATCAATTACTTTGATTTCTTCTTCTGTTTGCTTTAATATATTCTTACGAACCCAATCGGAAGAATAATATTTACCAACAAACTCATCGACTTGATTTAACATATCTAGTCTTTCTTTGAGTATTTCTGTCTCTTTTAATTCACTAAAATAAGAGTCTTTATTAAATTTATATCTAATGTCTGGAACTATTTCTTTCCAATCATCATCCGTCATAATTCCCTTTAGAACTATTTGAATTCTTAAGAGTTGAATGAATATATCTGTAAATCTTGATCTTATCTTTTCAATAAACTTAAAGAATTTAACCTCATCCCGAGTAATCTCTGCTGCTCTTCCTAGATTAAAACCATTGTCTGGTTCCATTCTTGAGATAGGAATATTTAAAGAGCGATATACTTTTCGCAACAAGTATTCTACATCTTCCATTTCACCAAGGTTTTGACCACCATCCAATGTGGTAATCTCTGTTCCTCTGCCACCTTCTCGTCTAGGAAGCCAATAATCCTCAAGCATATGTAAGTGATTTCTATCATCTTTAATTTCACCCGTGGATGCATCATATGTTAATTTATTTCTATAGCGATTCATAATATCACGAAGATATTGTTCAGCCTTATTCTTTGGTAAGTTACCAACATCAATATAGAAAATTCTACGTTCTGGCGCACGGGAGATTCGGTATATAACAACAGCATCTTCAATTTGACGAAGCATATTCACCGGACGAATTGCTTTTTGCAAATAACCAATTACTCTCTTTGAAGTACCATCAACAACTCCAGAGTGAACGTATGAAACACTATCTGGAGATATCTTTATTCCATTTGTTGGAGTCTGATATGGAGAATCTTTATCGGTATCTGTATATACATAAAATTCTTCAACGCTTTTCACAAAAGGAACAGTGGTGTGCCCCACTCTTCTTTGATCTTTGTCTACTTTTCTTATCTTCTTAATTTTAACAGGATCGATAGATCTTAATTCTTTGATGCCTTTTTGTGGGTTTTCGTTATCAATAATTACATGATAGTATAATTTACTATCAACATACCATCTTCTAAAAATATCTGCACCTTTATTGTGAAAGTCTAATGTTCTTAGAAGATAATTATACTCATTGTAAACTTTACTTTTGATGCTATCTGGTAGATTTGTTTGTTCTAAATCTAATTTTATTGGTTTTTTGTCATCATCCATTACAATCGCTTCGTTCACAATATCTTCAATCGCTTGATCCACTTCAGGAAAACTTGATATCTGTCTTAACTGACGTATCATGGCATTTTCGCCACGAACACCACCGGCGAAGTCAACAAGTGTACCGAAGACTCCGCCAGTTTCTAAAGTATAACTTCCGTCGTATGTTTCTGGTGTTACAAACGACTCTTCTCTTTTTGATTCTATTGGATCAACCGGAGTTTGCTTTTTCTTCCCGATTGAAAATCCAAAAATATCTAATGGCATAATATATTCCTTCTAAAAGTAAATCTCATAAAACTATTTATAGTAAAATTTACTATAGAAATATCACTACTGAACATTTCCTCCAAGTGGACTATCATAACCTGCTCCACCACCGTTGTTACTATTCTGTGTTCCTCCTCTAAGACCAGTACCACCATCAAGTGAGATGTAGTCATAAGCGAGAGTAACAGTATACTCATTTAAAGTATCTGGAGTGTCGTAACTAAGATCAATTGCTCCCACCTCAACAGGCCAACAATTATGCAAACTGATTGTTCGCACTTCATTTCCAGTCATATCAATTTGAGTTACTGTCCATTGGGTGAATAAATCTGTATTTGTTCCAGTTAAAATATCTCTTGAAGCAACCAAGTTTTCTTTGTGCCAGTTGAACTGTTCATGCCATGCTTCAAATTTTCTTCTCATGTCATGGGTAGTTTCGTCAAGAATACTGAAAGTCCATTCAGCATAGTCTCTATCACCGGGTAATTTCGCAAACCTTCCTCTGAAGGGTATTCTTAAAATGCCCACAGTTTGAACAGGCATTGATGCAGCCTTAATTAGAAGTGGATTATCAATCTCTTCCCCTGCAATTTTACCTGATACTATGAATCGGTTTGCTCTAGTCCCACCATCAAAGGCATTCTTAAATGTTGAAATCTCCATTGAATGCTGTCCGGCTTGGGATCTGTTTCTATTAGTTGGCATATGAATTTACTCCTCTTGATTTTCTAATCATCCAAGATCGTCTGTTGTATTCTTATTTGTGAATGTTATCTTAATAAAGTTTACACTCTTACTGGGTTTGATATAGATATCTGCAACAAATTGATTTGAATCAATAATTGATTGAGTGTTGTTTGTTGTATCACAAACAACCTTGTAATCATACAAACCTCTTCTTGCTTGGATATTATCCAAAACAGGAGTCACTGAATTTACAAATTGTGCCCTACTTGTTATGTCATTCATCTCAAAGAGAATACTTCTTGCAGCAGCACCAATCGTCTTCTTAAGGAAGATGAACAATCGTGAAACATTAATTCTACTCAATGTACTCGTACCCACTGCACCAGTCTTATCTCCAAAGAGAACTGTTCCTTCTCCGGGGAAGGTAACAACTGGATTGATCTTTGCATTATACAAAGTATCCATTTCAGTATCTGATGGGTTGTCTACCAAACGAATTACATCAAGAATTCTTCCTCTTCGGAATCCCGCTGGGGAGAACCAAGGAGCGTTTTCTCTGTCTGTTCTTGCTAGGCAACCAGCAACATCAGGCGCACAGCAAGTTGTGATATAATTTGCTTCAGTATCTGCATCATTGATTCCTCTTGTAACATCAAGATGCTTCTTCAAACCAAACACAGTAATGTTAAATTCATCCTGAGTTCCTTGGAATGTGGCATCACTTGCTGCTGTTGACATATTTCCGGGGGAAGCATCCGTAACCGCTGGAAGAACAGCAACACAATCACCTCTTCCAGAAGCAATACCACTCACGGAAGATACATATCCATCTCCACCGGTCGCAGCAAAGACAAGGTCCAGTGGAATTTGCTTATCTTTAAGAGTGGTATATGGACTTACCTGAGTGTTTGATTCTGTGCCAGTTGCACCAATAACAGCGACACCACCATACTGGAGATAATTATGAACTGCCCACCATTCTCCTCTCCATTCCCCGGTTGGTCCGTATGGCCATCTTGGACCGGTTGTTCCACTACCATCATTAGAACTAATGTGATTAGGATTGTCTGTCCAGTCTGTACTAGCAACTGGTTCGGTATTTGTTAATCTTTTAATCCAATCTCCGGGATTACTAATTGTCATCACACCAGATTTTCTCTCTGCGGTGTTTCCTAGAGCCAAAATTAAACCGTGTGCAGAAGGCAGACCGCCTCTGGTTAGGGATCCTGCTTCAGAACCGGGTACAACAAAACTTTGATCATCTATGACGACTGTTACATTTGGTCTGGCCATCCTTAAATCTCCTTGGAAGTGTTTCTATTTCTCTCTAATTAGATAGAGTAGGTCGGTAATATTTATACATTTCGGTGTTTTGCCTAAAATGCAAACCACCGATCTTCACCGTCCCATTCCCCCTCGGATGAATCAGAACCATCAGCAACAAACCCAAATGGAAGCATACTCTCTTCCATTTTTTCTATTTCCTCTTTATATATGCCAGTTCGCACATCAGTATTTGTACTTGATTTGAAGTAATCTTGTCTTGTCAACCAAGCAAATAAAACTAAACACATCACTAAATCGTCTGTATGACCATCATCTGCTTCAAAGGAATTCTTTTTAGCAACAAAACTTACCAGTTCATTTACTAAATCTACATCCTCTACAATCATTTTATCCTCTTCAATTAGGCTTTTTAGAACAGAACATCCTAATTTTTTCACTGGACCTGTAGTTCTGACTCCCAATTGAGACTGAGTTCTTCCGGCACCAAACCCACCACCAGCAACCTGACCTGCTCTTCCTTTATATGTTGTCATGATTAGGTTTTCATATTCAAGATCTTGATGAAGAATATCAGCAACTTGTCCACCGATGTCATTAATTTCAATTAAAATGTTAGCATTATTGTAGTTTTTCCCGACAGTAGATATAACTGTAGGATAGA